TTAAATCTCCAGTTATAGCGACACCACCACTCGTCGTCTCTAGCTTCTTACTGTTGTCGTAATAGAGTTCTGCGGCTCCGTCAGCATATGCTTTGATAGCATCTTCTCCAGTTTTCGGTCTGAATATTAAATTTCCACCTGTATCTTCAATTATTAAATCTCCAGTAGTATTTTTAATTATGCTGTTGCTTCCATCATGGTAGATCTGGAGATCATTACTAGTTCCAAACTGAGCTTTAACATTATCCTGATAAGTATTATTTCCAGTGAATGTATTACCTGTAGTAGAAGCGAAGTTACCACTAGCTGTTACACCACCTTGCCATGCTGATCCGTTATAGACCTTCAGTTCATTAGCAGTTGTATCAAAGTAAAGATCACCTTCATCATTACCACTACCAGGAGCACTACTTGCTACACGATACCTTTCTCCAAAACTATTAACACCACTAAGGTTTCCAGCAACTGTATTAACGTTTGATATTGAACCACCAACGTTATTTACATTGGTAATGTTGGTAGAAACTGTAGAAATATTGCTATTAGCTCCAGCTACAGTATTGATGTTGGTGTTATTACCAGCAACAGTATTAACGTTAGATATGTTTCCAGCTACTGAGTTAATGTTAGAAGCATTACTTACAGCACTGTTTATATTTGATGCGTTACTTACAGCTGAGTTAATGTTGCTTGAATTATTAGCAACAGAGTTAATGTTAGATATGTTTGAAGCAACAGTCGTAACCTCTGTAGCTATTGGTACTTGTCTATGGAATGTATAAGTATTTAATGTCGTAGTTGTCTCTACGATCATTCCATAAGTAGAACTATATGTTGTGCTATTAGCTAAACCAGTAATGGTGACTGTTGAGTTACCGACAGTGCCGTTAGCAATTGTCGCCACTCCAGATCCATTGGAGGTAAGGTTGCTGCTGAGAGCTTTAATAGATACAAGAGTTCCAGCCCCGTTATTAATGTCAGGGTTAGCGTTAGGAAAAGATGTTTCATTTGCTATTGGTACAAAACCACCTACGTCATCTACTAAGTCAGTTATACGAGCATCTATAGCTGCTGTAGTAGCAATTTTATTATCTGCTGCAGCCCAAGTTTCACCGGACTGTATTTCTTCTCCACTGGTTAAGTTATAGAACCTAGCATCAGCTTCTGTTTCTGTGTAATACCTACTGTCTAATTGACCTGCATTAAGCTCAGTCTCTGTATAGTATCTATTATCCAGTTGACCTGCATTTAATTCAGTCTCTGTGTAATACCTATTATCTAACTGACCTGCATCTAGTTCAGTTTCAGTATAATATCTACCATCTAGAGTACCTGTTGAAATATCTGCAGCAACAATTGTTCCATTAACTATGTTGGCACTTGCAACAGTGATGTCTGTTGGTAAAGCACCTGAACCTAGCTTAGCTAAAGTAACAGCATCATCTGCTATTTGATTAGTTCCAATTGCTGAGTTAGCTATAGATATAGTTACCTGACCACTACCATTAGTCTTCGTAATACTCTGACCAGCTAGTATATCAGTTGTAACAGCGGTATCTATCTTAGAATCAATTAAACTTCCAGTCTCAGTCTCAGTATAATAACGTCCATCTAAATTAGTAGATGCAACGCTGGTAACGTGACCTTGAGCACTAATAGTAATGTCTTGTATGACGTTACCATTGCTGTTATTTACTGTACTGTTTGCACCGTTGACATTATGAGCAACAGTGACCTGACCTCCAGATACTGTCTTAATTAAATCTGTTCCTGCTAAGACATCAGATCCCATAGCAGTATCTATCTTTGCGTCTACACGACCATCAATGGCTCCTGTAGTAGCAACTTTTGTATTATTACCAACCCAAGTCTCTGAACTTTCAATAGTCTTTGTACCTGAAGTCCAAGAATTATTTGTTCCTTCTTGGTTGGAATATAAGTTTTGTAAGAAGTTATCGTTTAAGTCTGATGATTTAATTGATGACCCTGCATAAAAGGTGGCAGGTAAAGCAGAGTCATCAGTTCCACGATAGATTCTTATTGCAGCACTATTTGCTGGCGCAGTATTAAATTGTACGGTTGTTGCATTAGCTAATGTAAATGCAGTTGTATCCGTGCCATTGATGCTTGCTTTAACATCAGTGGTCTTAATATATGGGAATGTAAATGAGTAATTGGTGGTGGAGCCATTACCTGTAAATGTATTTTCAGTTGTGGCCATTGAATGTGTGCGTTATTTGCGTATGTCTAAGAGTCTCTGTATTTCGTTCTGCTTAGATTGATTAGCTGCTCTATCAACTAAACCTCTCTCCATTAGTTTCTTAGTTATCTTTCTACCTCTAACATCAAATCCAATATGCTTAAATTCATCACTATTCTGTAGTGTAAACTCTGCACGTTGTTGAGCAGACTTGATAATCTTATTTAGATGTTGATGTACTGGTAGTCGTTGAGCATACTGTCTAACTTCATCATAGGTTTTACCTCTACGATAGAGTTTAAGTTGTTCAATCTCTTTGTTATACCTGCCAGATTTCATGACTCTTTGGACTTGTCTATATAGCTGTTGTTCACCAATTAGACGACCAATGATTTCTCTTTCTTCAGCAGTATATTCTCTATCACCATTATAGGTTTTAGAAAGAATGCTAATTCCATTAAATCCAATATCTAATAACCACTTCCTCCAAGGTTCTTCACCCTGACTGACTTTAATAGGACTTAAAGCATTAAGTGTTCTTAGTAATGGGTTATCAATTTCATTAATCTCTCCACCTGTCCAATAATCAATACGCTCAGGTAAGAAGCTTGAAGCAATAGGTACTCTGTTAGTGACATATCCCATCATATCTTTATAGATATCTTTTTGAGATGAGGTTATGGCATTACTTACAACTCCTAAAGCACCAGACATAGGTATAGCACCTCTGATCATGTTTGCTGTTATACGTTGCCAAGCAGATTCATCACCAGCAAAAGCCTTTTGTAGCGGCTCCATACCATAAAGAGGTGTGTTGTTGACGTATGTTGCACATATAGTCCAAGCTAATTTATCAACAATACTCTGAGTCATAGATGACCCAAGATCATTATGATAGTAAGCTGCATCACCCATAACAGTAAGGATGGTATCTAACATTGGGATACCTTCATAGCTAACCCAGTTATTACCAATCTTTATTGTCTTAGGCTTCCAACCCATATCTTGTAACTTACGTCTATCTGTACCACTAACAGGTCCATTACCTCGTATGCCACCATTCATGGCATAGGTAAACCCAAGTGTAGCTGTAGTAGAACTAAGCATTAACCTACCTTGATATTCCTTTTGCAAGTTCTTATAGATAGCCATTGCATTAGGAGTCTTGTCAAAGTCTTTAATACCGTGATCCTTTAGAGCTGCTTTGATTTTCACCATGTCATCCCCTGCATAGAGGATTTTAGAGTATTTATTAAGACCTGGTATTGCTGCTAGAGGTGTATATGACATAGCAAGTTTTGCCATGTTTATACCAGTTCTAGGGAACATAAAGAAGTTCTTTAAAGCTGGTACAGCAGTAGTAGCTGTGTTAATCCAAGTTGATGTACTATCATCTAGGTTCAAGGCAATCTCACCAGATGCAGCCTTAGCAGCTTTATCTGTTAAGACACCATTCTTATCAAACATGTTTGCATAGTTCTTCTTCTCAGCTATAGCTAAGTACTTCTCAAACTTCTTCGGATCTAAAGTCTTACCATACTTACCAAATACTTCATCATAGGCAGCTACCCTTGAGTTCATAGTAGCCATAAAGGTATCAGTTGCAGCGTCTACTCCAGACATCATTGTTGTGCCTGTACGCATCCACTTCATTTGAGATACTTCTTTATTCTTCTTAGCCCATTTGTATTGCCATAGATAACCAAGATTATCTTCATTTGCTTCAGCTAATTCAGCTGCATCATCTAAGATGTTCCATACTTTATCTTCCTCTACAAGGAAGTCTTTCCTAATGACACTGGCCATAAAGTCAGAATCACTATGGACTTTCTTCATCCTATTTAAGGCATCACCTAAAGCTCTCTGTCCAGTTTCAAACATGGAACTGTGGTAATACATAGCCCTTTCGATTGGCTCCATATCACCTTTAACAACAGCTTCTAGTCCATGACTTAGCATTGTTGTCATAGGCTTCATTATCAGCATGGAGCCATTACCTACAGCTGCTCTTAAACCTGATAAACCAGATAGAACATTGTTATAGACAACTGACCAAGCACCTCTTGCAAAGGCATTCATTCGTTTATGGTCAGGACTCTTTATAAGACCACCAATACTTACTTGATCATTTGCAAAGGCATATAGCTTTTGTAAGTCATCTACCTTACCTCCTGAGTAAGCAAACGCATCTAGTAATGGACGCATAGCTTCAGGATTAGTTTCTCTGATAGCAGCTAGGTTCTGTCTAAACTTTTTAAACTCACCATGTTTAGCATTTTGTACTTCAGTGAATTCCTTTAGGGTTAGATCTACTAACTCATCAGGGTTGGTTGACTTCTTCCAGACTTCCCACCACTTCTTATTGTTTAACTGCCAACCTGAGATGTACTTATTAACCCCATACTCAGACATAAGTATTTCCATCTTATCTAGGACTTGCTCAATTAAAACATCATCACTAGCAAGATTCTTAAAGGTTCTAGGTACACCAGATTTATCAGCTATCTCTTTACCTAAAGTAGTCATTAGTCTTGCTGAAGACTCAGTTATTTCTCTACCTAAATAAAGATCAACTAAATCAGCTAAGGCTACTGCAGCTCCTTGAGCTTGTACTTCGTTGAGATATGAGACATCTTTAAAGTTTCCCTTCTCATCTAATACTTGTTGAATTGCTCTGTTATCTGCAAATACTTTCTTTAGATCATCAGCAGAACCTGGACGTAGTATTTCCTTATATACCTTCCAAGCTGCATCACTCATATCTTGACTTGTGATACGGAACCCATCAATGATGGCATCGTAATCACCAGCCATTTTCTTTAACGCCTCTATACCTCTAACCATATTTCTAGACTTACCAAGTACTAAACCTTTCTGTTCCATTGTCTTGGTGTACATAGGGTTAGGAGTACCAGTGGTTAATCCTTTTCCATCTATAGCTGCTACATCGGCTGCATTCTTTTGTATGCTTCCAGGTGGTATAGATGCTTTAGAAGCTTGTTTAGCAGTTGCTAATCCAGGTGTTATGTCTGGGTCATATCCTTTTGGTTTAAAAAAGTCTCTATCAAGACCAAGACTTGCTAGTTGTTCATCAGTTGCATTTAATCCAAGCCTTCTTGCTTCCTCTAATAACTCTTCTTTTGAAAATTTCAGCATGTCTTCTTCGGACATACCTTTTAATTTAGATACCGCTTGGACTGCTTGTTCATCTTTAATTGATTCTGTTTCAAGCTTTCGTATAGCCTCATTATCTGTTTGGATCTTACGTGACTTCTGAGCACGTTTAAGGGATGAATCAGCAGCGTTCTGGGTGATGTCTGTTTTATTAAACTTTTGTATTTGTTCGTATAACTTATCTCTTGTCTTCTTAAGTAAACTGAGATCTCTTTTAGGTAAAGTCTTGGATGCAATAGCTTCATCTAACTCAGCTATTTTCATAATGCTTTCAGGATCAGCATTCTTCATAACCTGCTTATTTTTAAAAGCAGTAGCTGTAGCTCCTTTAGGTTTAAACCAACTTAGTACTGGTTTACCTGCATTAATCACATAACCAAGAATGTCTCCTACACCACTAAGAACAGTTTCATCCAACATGTTCTTTTGTCTTCTTACCTCTGGAGAATCACCATCTAAGGTCTTCCAGTCTGCAGGTATTGGATACCTACCTTGAGCACCGAAAGTCTCTGGGAAAGTATCAGCTAAAGCTCTAGCTGTGTTATCTGCTGTTTCTGCATAGTCACTAACTCCAGCAATAGCTGTAGCAGCAAGTGCATTACCACCTACATTAGCAACAGCTTTTGTTATACCTGTAAGCTTTGCAGCCTGAGTAGCCTTTAATACACCACCAGCTGCAACCATGTTTGGATAAACAATGTTGACAAAGTTCCTTACCTTTTGACCAGAGGCATTCTCTAGTTTGGTGGCTCTATCCCAAGAATCATCTAAGGCTTCAAAACCTAATGCACCTGCTATATCAAATGGAATATCAAGTATTCCTAAACCAGCAGCTGCAGGGTAGTATTCTAAGTTACTCCATCCAGGTTGTTGTTCTCTGAAGCGTGCCGCAAAGCTCTCCATAAAAGGCATCTTTGCATATTCTTCATCACTTCTGGTGTATTTTTGTCCATCAATACTTGTGTGAAAGCCATCCTCAGTAGGGGTAGGAGCTGCTTCTGGTACTTCAACTTGTGGACCTTCTTTTGTTGCTGCAATACTCTCAATTAACTGTTGATCTCTATCAACACGTTCTGGCATCTCTTCACCTACTAAGGGTGCATAAGAACTAGATGGATTGTATGTATAACCCTGTTGTAGTGTGTTTAGTTCTCTATTAGCTCTTTCATCTCTAAGCCTTTGTATAAGGTCTTGATGTTCTTGTAAATCTTCAGGGTTCATATTGGTTCATCTCCAGCGTATTCATAGTAAAAGCCTCCAAAGCCTTTATGATCATGTCCGTAATAACGATCTAATCCGTAATCCATGTAGTTATTGTTTAAGAAGGCAAGAGATTCAGCTGTATTAGCAGTTATAACACCATCTTTATAAGACACAGTTTCGACATTTAGTACATCACCTGATGCTTCAATCATCAGATTAAGGTTGTATTCAGCAGTACCAGGCTGTAATTCTCCATCTTTAGTTGTACCTACCATCCATGATCTGATTTTTGGGTCCATGAAATTCATTTGTCTAGGACCACCAGCCGCTAACTTGAAGCCAAGTATTGCCTCTTGTTTCGTTTGGATCTTTTGTAAGAATTTCTTAGTTGCTGGATCATTTGTTTGACCAGCCCACTCAACTCGAAAATCTTTACCAACATCTACATCTATCTTTGCTGCCTTAAACTGACCTTGCAACATATCTAAAGCTGAACCATATCTTTCTGGATTAGCATTAGATAATTCATACAGAAGTGGAGGTATAGTTATAGGTTGTCCACGTCTTATATTCTCTGCTTGTTGTTGTAATACCTCTATATCGAATAGTGGTTTCTTATTAATCAGATCAGGGTTTGTTTGAAGCTGTTCTAACGTCTTATCAAAGTCAAGAGGGTTAGCAACTTGTGGTGCAAACTTATGATCACCTGGAGTGAAGCGAGAGAAGAAAGCTTTCTCACCAAACAAGCTATCTATTAGATCAACTTCAGTTACATGAAAGTCTCCTTTCTTTTGTTGAATCTGCTCTAATACAAAATTCAATGCGTTTTCATGAGCTTTTGGATCACTATTCTTTGAGTAATGAACAAGCTTTTCGTTGTATAACTGAACAGCTCTTCCTTCTGCTAGTCCTAAACTATAGTGAGCTGTAGACGTTAAACTACCAGCTGCAATTCTCTCTCTTAGTGCAGCATTAAATGTCTTTTTGAGATCTTCATCACTCGTACCTGTAGTCTTTCTATATTCATCAAACTGTTTAGCAATAGGTAAAAACGTATTCCTAACATCACGAGGGACATCAGCTCTCATGACATCTGAAGTTCTCAGAATACCTTTTTTCTCTAAGTCTCCAAAATGATCTTCCCAGAATTTATTACGTCTTTCCTCTATGCTGTGATCTTGTAGTGCTTGTAATTTAGAAGTATCAGCTCCTGATAATTTAAGTTGACTTATAGCCTTTTCTAGTTCTTCATCTGAAAAATCATCTTTAGTTAGGAAGTGTTCAACTGTGTCATCTACAAGTCTAGCGTTTGCGACTGTACGTTTGTTTTTCTCTCTTCTGTAATCCTCAGCTTCATCATCTTGTCTCTTCTCTCTTAATTCATCAAAGATACGAGGAAACCTTTTCTCCCATGGAATACCATCACTGGTTAAACCAGCTGCTATCCTCTCAAATTCTTCATCTGTAATTTGTGTGACATCACCTAGATATGTGTTTAAAAACTGCTCTGGGTTACGTCCATATAGTTTTCCATTCTTATCGTATTCAACTGATTTAACATTAAATAACTTATTGAAACTATCAACACTCTTATGTGTGTAGAACTGAACAGCCCAATCCTCTGTGTATTTCTGTGAGTCTGTTTGAAGCTTTAATCCTTCATACTTACTGACAATAGCATTCCTAGCCTTAGCCATAGATCCCAGTGTTGGACCTAAAAAATCTGTACTGATAGCCATACCCTTCTCTGGGTTGTATAACCCATACTGCTTTAGGTAGTCAATCTGTATTTGATTTAGCTTTGCTTTGATTTCATTTGGATCAGTTAAACCCGACTTGGCGATTTCTCCAGCAGCATGATCTCCAAAATCATAACCAGCTTGCATAGCTATTGCTTTTAGCTTTCCATATTCAGCTGCACTATTCTTATGTCTAACCCAATTAACTGTTCTTGGATCTACACCATTCTTAGCTAATCTATTAGCTTCTTCTTCAATTACTTCACCTTGCTCATACCCATCATTTTCTCTGATATCAGTCCCTTGTGCTCTATCTATAGGTATGCCACCATTGTGCATGTAGTAGTTATATGAGTCTTCAGCAGTAGCATCCCAGTTCTTATCTTTAACTGTCATAACGCTCTTATAAAGCGTCTCGCTAAAGTCTAAGAGACTCATCAAGTTCTTTGTTTCTTGACTTCTCTTTGCTTGATCAGCTTGAAAGTTTTGCTCTTCTTGTCGTTTGTTTTTTTGTAGAGAATCTTGTCTTATTTGATAAGTACGATCCTCTACAAAACTATATGCCTCATCACGACTTCTAGCAGTGATGGTGTTAGCTCTTTCAATTGCGGCTTCTTGTTTTGAATCCCTAGCTTTGATATCTTGTAAGTTTTCTTTTAGATCAGAAATCTCTTTAGAATCTCTTTCGCGCTGCCGTGACAGCCCTGCGTAGCCTGGATCAAAATTCTGATAACCTTTACCTTGGGCGTGCCCACGGAACTTGGCTCTTTGTTTTGACATGTTTATTAGTAGTTATTATTAAAAATAATTAACAGGTTTTTCAGGTTCAAAGCTACTCTTACCCGTTGAATACGTTGCGTATGCCGATATACCTGCACCAGCTGCTGAAGCTAATACACTTCCCCAACTTGGTACTTGAGTTTGAGCTACTCCCATTATTGGAGCAACACCATAATCAAATTGTTGTAGTGGTCTAAGATCTTGGAATAGACCTTGTGGTGCTGCTAGTGGTCTAATTGGACCTGGAGCTTGACGTGGCTTAAGCATTCTTTGAGCATCAGCCTGCATGTCTGCAGCTTGCTTTTGGTATTGAATATCTCTTAGGTCAGCATCAGTCTGAAGACCAGCACTCATTAAAGATTGATGATTAATAGCTTGATCAACACCTAATTCCATTGCTCTAACTTGTGAAGCTTTCTGTGCCGTAACACCAGCTTTACCTTGTGCTCTAGCTGCTCCATCAGCTAACAAGCTTTCGATCATTCTATTCTCGTCTTCGTAGCTATATTCCATTACTGTCTCATCCCACTTTCTACCTAAGTCATCTTTTGCGGCTTGAGCAGATCGTTCGTTTAAACCTAAAGCACCTTGATATAACTTCTCAGACTTTTCATATTGTTCATTTAACTTGTTTTGTTGGAAGTTATGTATTGCTAAGGCATGACCATATTGATTATTAGCATTCTTAGTTTTGTATTCACCTAATAACCTTTCATTCTCTCTAGCAATATCTATACCATCTTGCTTATGCTGCCAATCAGCATCAAGTTTCATACCTTGGTATAACCAAGATGGATAGTCATATTCTTCGTACTTCTTTTTCAGAAATGCTTCTTCAGCTTTTCTAGCTTTTGATGCTGATCTACGACCAAAGAAGCCACTTACTAATTGTGCAGCCCCACTAGCTATAGCTAAGGTTGTTACTGGTTCTGCCATATCTTAAGTCCTCCTATAAAATCGTGGTGAGTATTTGCCTTCCCACATCATCGAGTTCAAAGAGACTGGGAATGGTGAGTCATTAAAGAGTCTCACTTCTATGTTTTCTGTTCGTTGGTGAATAGGTAGAGTAAATATTGAATGTTCTTCTAGTGGTATATCGTTAGCCAGATAGCTATTAGCACTAATAACTGGATTAAGGTTATACCATTCACTTCTACCTTTACTCTTTAACTTGAATCCCATTATTCCTGATAGACCAACAGCAAACTTCATACGAGCAATAGTTAAGGATGCTGCATAATCTGCCTTACCTCCACTTGGTTCTTGTTGGAAATATATTCTTGGTAAAGTTACATCAAAGTTATACTTATATCCAACAATTACATTACTTGCAACGCTGGTTAAATTCCTCCCAGGGACACTGAAAAAGGCTCCAGTACCATCTGATCCTCTTGCCGGTGATATGGTGAATCCAGAGTCAGCAAACGTCCCTCCAGACGTGTCTCCAGCTATGACAATAATAGGTGTTAATGCTGAATCATCTGCATAAGGTAGGTAACACTTAGACCTATTGTTAGCTGAATCCCAAACTACTGAACTAGCTGCCTTATAAAGATCAACACATGGGTTAACTCTTTGACCCTGATTATTAACAATAATAGCTTGATCAGGACTTTGACTTAGGTTTGCTAATGAAATTGTATAGTTACTGCCTTGTTTAGTAACAGCATACATATCATCATTATCAATGTTGACATGCTGCACAGTTCCTGGTAATTGCCATTTAACCCAAGCATTCATTATGCTCTTCTCTCCATCATTAAATGTACGGAATACATATAAATTCTTTGAAGACTTATTAGCTAAAACTAATAGCTGAGACTGTGGGCTTGATATTAAAGTATCTATGTTTGGTGGTATCCAATCACTTACTATCTGTGATATGTCTAATGACTTAGGACTTTCATTCATACCTCTAGTAAGCATTGAATAAACTCTTGTTTGTCCAGGTGTCTTACTTAGGAAATTAAAGTATGATCCAGAGTCAACTGGATTAACTGATGTATCTAATTCAAAGTTTGATATAGCTTTGGTTGAAGCATTACTTGGAGTCAATATCCCATCCTCTGAGCCATATACCATGAACTGCTGGTTCTTAGCAAAGAGAAGTAAACCCTGTGCTGTAGGTAATATGTTCTTTAAAGATGTAGGTCGTATAGTTTGACAAGATAAATCAATTGGATCAGCATCAGATAGTGTTCTAGCTGTTATGTGGAAGAAGTTAAATGGTTCTCCAGCTTGACTGAAGATTATATTATCTCCAGATAAAAAGCCTAAACGATTACTATGAAAGAAAGTCTTTTCTATCTTCTTATCTACAAAGCTAGGGAATGGATTAGTTAAATCATCACCTGCTAATCGTTTTGTATAGGTGACTGGTCTAAAGGTGAATGTATTAGTAGCTGTATTAATTAATTCATGTGGAAGTGTAGTGTTATTTAAACCTGTACTTACATATGGACTAAGAGCTTCTTGCCAATAACCATCACCACTATCTTCATTATCAGCTACATACTTTACCCAGAAGTTATCTTCATCTCTAGTGGAACTATTAGTAACCTCAGAGTATTCATTATGGAAAGAAGATGCTGGTAAGGTAGCTACAGTCGTAGCGTTATTTTGAAACGTAGACCAGAGCTGTGAGTTAGCAGGGAATCCACTTCTTAAAACAGGAACAACAACTCCACTATTACCATAATCAGTCCAGCTTGTATATATATCTTTATTTGAAATTTCTAAACCAAATGATTTTCTTTTAGCTGTACCTCCTAATGTCTCAGTACAGTCAACTTGTATAGTTCCATTGACAACAGTACAGTTTATAGTTCCATTAGTTGTAGCAGATCCAAAACCATTTTGACCTGCAGATGCTTGTAATGAAAATGCAAATTTATTTAATAACCATTCTGTAGAACCTAATGTCTCGTTGTTACTAGCAACAATACCGACATAAATGTCATCAGTAGCTGTTGTACCATCTTCTTTATACCATTTAGCTATATATCTACGATGTATATCAGGGTCTTCATTAGATCCAGATGTATTGTTACCACCAATCCTATGTAGTTGATTGGTATGTACAGGAGTAGCATCCAATAATAAAACTAATCTAGTTGTAAAAGGTGGTGCTGTTGGTTTTGCTGTAGATGTAATAGGGACTAAATTATTAGTTATTACAGTCGTATCTTGTACTGTTAAAACATCATAATTTAATCTTGATGTACCTGTTAAGTAAGTAGCTGCAGATTCTGTAGTCGTATAATCCCATCTAGCAGTGTTATCAGTAATATCTGAACCAGTACCAGTTGGACCTCCAGAACCTGCAGATGTACCAGCTGTATCACAGGTGTATATTTTACCGCTATCATTTTTAACTTGATCTCCAACAACATATGCTGTACTAGCAGCCCAGTTTGGAGCATCTAAATGTACAGTACAAGCAGCTCCAGTAATAGCATTCCATACAAGAACACTACCGTTACCACTTGTAGGTTTCTTAGTAATACATCCTATGTAGGTTTCTGTATCTGTATCTCTATTGATATAGAACCATTTAGCATCATCTAATGATGTACCTGTATAAGCTGTACCACTTGAATTCTTCAGTTTCTCAATAAACTTAAACCCAGGTCTTTTTGTTAGTCCAATAGTGACATCAGGATAGCCATTAATACACTCTTTAACTTGACCTAGTAATTTCTTATCATCAGATTGTTTAGATACACCACCTAAAAAATTACTGATTCGTTGTGTAATAGCTGCCATTATCTGCTAAGTGCTTTGTATGGTTGATAACTGATGTATGGGTTGGCTCCATCAGGTTGTCCAAAGAATGAATAATCACCTTGGTTTGTTTCGTACTCAAGAGCCATAGCTCTCATATATCCTTCTTTCTGTTGAAGCATTTGATACTGAGCTTGATCTCCAACTATCCGACTAGAGGTAATAGCAGATGCTCTAGCTGTTATAAAGTCTTGTATTGGACGTGGTAGATCTACCCAATCAAAGAACCAAACGATATCGCATTCAACAGCTCCATCTGTCCATTCATATGTATGGTTTTGTTTGTCATATAATTTGCCACCTCTCCTTACTGAATTCTTATCACCTATTGAGGCGTTATGCGTAAGGTCTATTTGTAGTATGTTGCTTGGAATAACAATCTCATTATTAGTATCTGGTGTCATCTCATAATGCGCTTCCTTGTTAAATGTCCATCCTTCACTTTGAACTTCTCTACTAACTTCTAAAAGTGTTTGATAAGCAATCGCAACGTCTGGGTTGGTTTC